CGGCCACCGCCAACTCTGAGAGCAAGCCGCTGATCAAGACTGTTGTGACCGACGACCCAGAGGCTACTGAGAGCGGGGTGTTTCGAAGAATGAGAGACTTCTTCTTGGGCATCGTCCGAGCCAATCGGCAGAAGGCCCAGGATCTGATTGAGGAGTAGGAATCTTGCTTAAGGTCCTGTTCGGAATTTATCGGGACGCAGGCGGCCTGATATTCGTTGTTGGCACGCCATACATCTATTTGGCGGGACTGCTTGCGTATCTGCTTTGGGACAGGACATACCAGACCGACTGGCCTTCAATGGCAATTGGTATCTTTCCATCTTTGGTTGGATTTTCGCTTGCAACTTTTGCGATCGTTTTGGCACTTTTTGGCAGCGAGAATCTTGCGAAACTTGCGGCCAAGAAGGAAGGGAAACGAGTCTCTGCACTTGCGAGACTTACCGCATTAATCGTTCACTCATCTTTGGTTCAAGTTTTTGCCTTGATTTCAGCATTTGGCCTTAAGCAGAACGGACTATGTGCAGTGAATTGGCGCAATTTTGGCTGGGAGTATGCGCTGAGGTATATCTGCCACGACCTCGAAGTCTGGAAATGGGTGTATGTTGGCGGGTTGTTCATGACACTTTACGGGTTGGTGCTGATTGTCTCCACCCTTCTTGCCGTTTTTCAAACCAGTCAAATGACCCGCTGATCCCCCCAACAAAGGTCGACTCCGCCCCATGCCTGCCCAATCCACGGCCGAGCGCCTGCTCGCGTCGCTCCATGCCCTTTTGTCCGGCGCGATGCCGCCGGGGGCCAAGGTGCTGCGCAATGCGATCCTGCCTGAGAAAGTGCCTGCGGCTGGGGTGGTGATCCTGCGGGATGGCGATCCTGGGCCGCCGGAGGTGTGGCTCTCGCCGCCGGGCTATTACTACGAGCACCGCGCCGAGATCGAAGCGGTGGTGGACGGAACCCCGGCCGCACGGGATGCTGCGTTCGACGCGCTCCGCCTTGCGATCGGCACGGCGCTGGCCGCCGACCGAACGCTGGGCGGCCTTTGCGACTACATCACGCCCGAGGCACCGGAACCGGTGCTACTGGCGATCGACGGCAACGAGGGTCTGAAGGCGGCGGTGATCCCGGTGATCCTCGCCTACGCCACCACCGACCCGCTTCTCTGACCAACCCCCGAAAGGACTGACCCATGGCCCGCCAGCCCGGCGCGCGGACGCAAGTCGCGTTCGCTTTCGAATCCGTTTACGGCACGCCGCCCGCCAGCGGCTATCGCCGGATGCCCTTTGCCACGACGACGCTCGGTTCCGAACAGGGGCTATTGTCGCCTGAACTTCTCGGCTCCGGGCCGGAAAGATGCGCCAAGACGACGCGCATCTGCGGATCGCGCTGATGGAGGCGATCGTGAAGCGGCTGACGGTGACGGCCGCGCTATGAGCCATCGCGCCACCAACTGGGCGATCCAGCAGCGCGGGCTGGCGCCTGCGACCAAGCTCGTCCTCTGGCATCTCTGCGACCGGCACAACCCGGATTACGGGTGCTTCCCGTCGCAGGACCAGTTGGCGGCCGATGCCGAAATCTCCCGCGCCAGCCTGAACGTGCATCTCGACAAGCTGGAACAGGCTGGGCTCATCCGCCGCGAACGGCGCCACTCCGAGGGCGCCCAGCCGTTGCGCCCTGCGGTCCAGCGGTGGCGCCAGGGGGACAAGGTGGCACCCCTGAACATCTTCTCCGCCTTGCCGCCTGGATCAACTCCGGCAGCTACGTGCCGCCCAGCGCCTTCACCAACACCACCCGTGACGCCCTGCTGCGGGCGGGCCTTGTCACCGAGGCCACCCTGCGCGCTCGCCAAATCTACTAGCCCGAAGGAGCCCCCCATTGCGCCTGACGCCCCGTGAGATCGAGGATCGCCTCGAGGAAGCCGCCTACACCTTGAAGAACTTGCCCGAGAAGGACCGCCCCCGCGGCTATGGCAACTCCTGGCCGCCGGTGGTGCACGATGCCAAGCAGGCCTACGGCTACACGCCCGAGCGCCCAATGCGTGTCATCCCCAGTGCAGCCGCCATCAGCCGCATGGAGGAATGCTTCGACTGGCTCCTGATGCTGAACCCTGAGGATGCCCGGATCGTGTGGCTGCGGGCCGAGGGCGCCCGCTGGCGGCAGGTCTGCATTCGCGCCGGGGTGGTGCGATCGACTGCCTGGCGGCGCTGGGTCGCCGCTCTTCTGACCATCTCTAAGAAGCTGGAAAATCTAGATAAATCAAAGGGCAAAGGCAAGGGCACAAAACCCCTCACCGCAACCACCCGCACACCCCCGCGCGAAAGCGGCGCGGACACCGACGACAGCTTACCTGTGCGAACATTGCGAGGCGCCGATCGCGGAACGGCACAAGACGTGGATGATGGACGAAGAGAACGGGGCGGATTGGCTGCCCACGGCCGCGCCGGACGTGCAAGCGTCGGCCGAAACCGCGGGCGTGATCGGGTTCCACATCTCGGGGCTTTATTCGCCGCTGGGGTGGCTCTCTTGGGAAGAGATCGCCCGGCGTTGGGATCAGGCGCAGGGCAACGACTCCGCCCTGAAAACCGTGAAAAACACCGTCCTCGGCGAAACCTGGGCGGAGCGGGGCGAGGCGCCGGACTGGCAGCGGCTTTATGAGCGGCGCGAGGATTGGCAGTTGGGCCGGGCGCCTGCGGGTGTGCTGATCCTGACCGCCGGGATCGACGTCCAGCGCGACCGGATCGAGATCGATGTCTGGGGCTGGGGGCGAAACTTGCGCTCCTGGCTGGTCGATCACGTTGTCCTTGAGGGCGACACGGCACGGGCGGAGGTCTGGGCCGATCTGAACGAGTTCCTCGGGATGACATGGGAACATGCCTCCGGCGCCCGGATGGCGCTGGCGCGGGTGGCGATCGACTCCGGCGATGGTGCTACAACGGATGCGGTCTATGCCTGGGTCCGGCAGGCAGGACATGGGCAGGTGATCGCCATCAAGGGTGTGGCCGGGTTTGACCGCTCCACGCCGGTTGACGGGCCGACTTATGTGGAAACGACAGAAGGCGGCCGCAAGCTCCGCCGCGGCGTCCGGCTCTGGAAGGTCGCAGGCGCCGTCTTCAAGGCCGAGACCTATCGCTTCCTGCGCATCGCCGCGCCGACCGATGAGGAACGGGCCGCAGGGGCCGACTGGCCCGCGGGCTTCGTCCATATCCCGAAGGGCACCACCGCCGAGTGGGTAAAGCAACTGACCTCCGAGCAGCTGGTCACCCGCAAAACCCGCACCGGCTATCAGAAGCTGGAATGGGAACAAACCCGCGAGCGGAATGAGGCCCTAGACTGCCGGGTCTATGCCCGCGCCGCCGCCTGGCTGATGGGGATCGATCGTTGGGACAATGCGCGCTGGGAAGCGCTGGAAGAACAGATCGGGCCTGCGAGGCCCGCCACCACCCCGGCCGGTCAACCTGACCGGCCGCAACCAAAATCTGCCCCAAAGCGGCCAACCGGCTGGCTCGGGCCCCGACGTGGAAAATGGCTCTGATGTCCTTCTCGCAAGCCGAACTTGATGCGCTCCACCGCGCCTATGCCGCCGGGGCGCTGGTGGTGGAATACGACGGGCGGCGGCTTACCTATGGCAATGCCGCCGATCTTCTGGCCCGCATCCGCTTCATCGAGGGGCAGATGGCGAGCAGTTCCGGTGGGTCGCGTCCCGTCGCGGGCAAGGCCAGCTTCAGCCGGGGCCGCACATGAAACCCACCCCGCCAGATGTGCCCTGGGGCGTGATCGACCGGATCGTGGCCACCGTCGCGCCCCGCACGGCCGCACGGCGCTATGCCGCACGGGTGGCGATCGCAAACCTGCGGCGAGGCTACGATGCCGCCGCCCGCGGGCGGGGAACCGATGGATGGCGCGCGGGCAGCACGGCCGCTGATGCCGAAATCGCCGTCGCCGGTGGCGCCCTGCGCGACCGGATGCGCGATCTCGTGCGGAATGACCCGCTCGCCGCAAAGGCCGTGCAGGTTTTAGTGTCGAACATCGTCGGCACCGGCATTCGTCCCCGGGCCGCGGCGGCCGATCCGGCGCTGAACAAACTCGCCGATGATCTCTGGAAGCGCTGGGCGCCGCGGGCCGATGCGGATGGGCACACCGACTTCCACGGTCTGACCGCCCTCGCCGTGCGGGAAATGATCGAAGGCGGTGAGGTCTTCGCGCTGCGCCGTCGCAGCCGGGCCAGCGATCGGCTTGCCGCGCCGGTGCAGATCCAACTGAACGAGGCCGACCACCTCGATGGCGCCAAGTTCGACAATCGGCCCGACGGTGGCCGGATCGTCCAGGGCATTGAATACGACGCGCTGGGCCGTCGCCGGGGTTATTGGATGTATCCCGATCACCCAGGCGATGCGATGCCGGTCTTTGGCCGCCGGTTTGAATCCTTGCGAATTGGCGCGGAAGGCGTGGCGCACCTCTTCGAACGCCAACGGGTGCAGAACCGTGGGGTGCCATGGGGCGTGCCTGCGATGCGGGCGCTCCGGGAACTTGGCGACTGGCAAACCGCCGAGCTGGTCCGCAAGAAAATTGAAGCCTCGATGGTCGGCTTCGTCTTTGGCGCCGACGAGGATCAGCAATCCATGGCGCCGGTGGTGCAGGATGCCGATGGCAACCGGATCGAGCAGTTCGAACCCGGGCTGATCGGCTATGTCCGCAACGGCAAGGACATCAAGTTCAACACGCCCGCCTCCACCTCGGGCATCTATGAATGGAACCGAGTGCAACAACACATCATCTCGGCCGGGTTCCGCGTGCCTTACGAACTGATGACCGGCGACTTGAGCCAAGTGAACTTCGCTTCCTCCCGCGTCGGCCTGCACGAATTCCGCCGGATGGTGGAGGCCGTGCAATGGCAGGTGGTGATCCCGATGTTCTGCCAGCGCATCTGGGACTGGGTGATGGAGGCCGCCTGGACGGCCGGTAGCCTGCCGTGTTGATTTGCACCCAGAAGT